TTTGCCGACAGTGAGGTCTTCAGGCCCCGCTTCACGGACTATGCCCTGACCCACGTTGCCCTGGCCACGGTCTCTGCCACCACATCGGTCGACCTCACCCTCGGGAATTACTTCTCGGCTCGCGTCCAAGGTTCCATCACGTGGGTCTTTGCCAATCCGCCCGCCTCTCCCAATGCCGGGGGCTTCGTAATGGAACTGACGAATGCCGGGGGATTCACCCAGAAGTGGCCTACGACCGTCGCATGGCCTGGAGGCGTCGCCCCCACCTTTACCACATCGGGAGTGGACGTGGTCGTCTTCATTACAGACGATGGGGGCTCCACATGGCGCGGGGTCCAGAGTATGAAGGATAGCAAATAATGGCCACCTCATATTCGGAACTCGTCACCAACATCAAGAATGCGGCGGAGAATGACGACTCCGAGTTCGCTCAGGCCATCCCCGTCTTCATCGATCAGACCCGGATGCGCCTCGCTCGGGACGTCGACACCTATGGCCTAGTCGCCTACACCACAGTAACCCTGGCTTCGTCCACGCCCCTCGTCTCAGTCCCGGCAGACACCCTCATCCTCAAGGCTGTCACCCACGTCTCGGCAGGTACCTACTCCCAGCTCATCTTGAGGACAGACGAGTTCCTGCGCGAATACTGGCCGGTCCGCTCTGCCACGGGCACCCCCAAATATTATGCCCGCTGGAGCTACAACCAACTTCTCCTCGCCCCGGCCCCCGAATCAAATTCCCAGGTCGAGTTCAGCTACGTTCAGATCCCCACGTCCATCGGGTCTGTCGGCACCTCCACCAATTGGCTGACGGACTTTGCTCCCGAGGCCTTCTTCTACGGGTGCATGTCCGAAGCCTGCATGTTCATGAAGAACTACTCTGCGGCAGCCCTCTGGGAAGCCAAGTACCAGGACGCAGTCTCTAAACTCCGGAACGAGGCGCGGCGTACCCGGCAGGACGACAACCTCAACAATGCCTCGCCCGCAGGTGGGGACAATACCATGACTCCTGGAGGCCTCTGATGCCCAGTACCTATTCATCGTCCCTCCGCCTCGAATTGATGGCCCAGGGTGAGAATGCTAACACCTGGGGCAACAAGACGAATACGAACCTGGACAAGGTCGAGCAGGCCATTGCAGGCTACCGGTCCGTCAACATCGCGGGCGGCTCCTCGGTCTACCTGAGTGTCGTCAATGCCTCGGCCCCGGCAGACTCCCCCGGCCGTAATGCCTTCATTGTCCTGACGGGCGCCCTCACATCGGCCATTAGTGTCATCATCCCCGACGCGGCCAAGGGCTACTGGATCCGCAACAATGCGACTGGAGCCTCGGTCACTTTCCGCACCTCCTCGGGCACAGGCTTCAACCTGCCCGGGGGCTACTGGCTCTTTGCAATTTCGGACGGGACCACAGTCGTCAATACCGAGAGTAACAATCTGTACGCCCAGCTATCTGCCGCCAATACCTTTACCAACCTCAATACATTTGGCGGGGCTGCCGTCTTCTCTTCGACAGTTGACGTCTCGGCCACGACCACCTTCTACGATAAGGAAGTTGTACGTCCCCTTTTCAAAGATTATGCCCTGGTTCACAAAGTCCTGACTACGGTCTCAGGCACGGTCAGTATCGACTTGACATTGGGTAATTACTTTTCTGCCTACATTGCGGGTTCTAGCACATTTGTCTTCTCTAATCCGCCGTCAAGCCCGAATGCGGGTGGTTTCATCCTCGAACTGACTAACGGTGGGGCGCATACCGTTGCGTGGCCCGCGCAAGTAAAATGGAATAATGGAAATACTCCTATTCTTACGACAGCAGGAATTGATATTATCGTCTTTATTACGGACAATGGCGGCACACTCTGGATAGGAAATAGACCAATCGGGGGTGTCTTATAATGTTACTCGTAGAATCCATCCAGGGCGCGGATTCTAGACCGATTCCGGCAGACGTTTCAATCATTGGAACTACCGCACTCATTTGGCTCTCTGGAGATACTGTCTCCAATCTTCCTACAGGAACGTCGGTCAGTACCTGGACCAATCTAGGTCAAGGGGGAGCAACATATAACGCCTCTGCCAGCGTCAATATTTGCACCAAATCTAATTTTGGGGGAATGCCTTCAATAAAATTTAATCCGGGATTGAGCTACGATTTAATTACTCCAGTTACATTAACTGGAGGCAACGTTACTCTAGTCTTAGTTACCAAACAGAGTGCAGCTCGTGTTGTAGCATTGGGGGGAAAGTCTTCTAACGGCAACTGCTTCTGGGGCAATGCCTCTAATAATGGCTCCTTCTACTTGTATAGAAATACTGCGGACGGAGGACAAGATTTGTCTGGTCTTGTATCGGTCTCTGGATACAAGGTATTTTGTGCTCAGATGATTGGAACTACTTCTATTACATATTTTGATAATTCTATAACTCCTGTAAGTGTATCCGCAAACATTTCAGGTAACTACATTTTTGGAAAGGTGGGAGCACGGGATTATTTAGGCACTAATAATGGGCAGACCTCAGACGGTTATATTGCCGAGATAATGGTGTTCACAAGCGTAATTCCACTCTCTACTTGTCAAGTTCTTGTAAGTGCACTAAAAGTCAAATATGGCGTATAAGTTTTTAAGAATATCCAGATAGGGAAATTCCTGATGCTATTTGTAGAGTCCCTTCTCAGACAACAAAGCGGGGAATCAGAGGTCTCAGCTATCGGCACGACTGCCCTCATCTGGCTGTCTGGCGACACTATTGCGGGTCTTCCGGACGGGACAGAAGTCAGCACGTGGACCAACCTGGGTCAAGGAGGAGCCTCGTACAACGCCTCTGCAAGTACCAACCCCTGCAAAAAAGTTACTTTTGGGGGAATGCCCGCAATAGATTTTGCTGCAAGTGGGATCGGCTTTGACCTAGTCACCCCAGTCACCCTGACAGGGGGCAATGCCACTCTTGTCCTCGTTACCAAACAAAGTGCGACTCGTGTCGTGGCATTGGGGAGGAAAGCCGGAGGTTGTTTCTGGGGAAGCACCACGAACAATAACGGCTCCTTCTACTTGTACCGAGATACAGCAGACACTGGCTGGAGCCCAAGTACCCTAGTATCAGTGGCCGGCTACAAAGTATTTTGTATTCAGGTGATTGGAACCACGTCTATTACCTACTTCGATAATTCGGTCACTCCTGCGAGCGTGTCTGCGCCCCTCGGAGGAACCTTCCTTTTCGACGTGGTCGGATATCGAGGTGCCCAGACTTCTCGCGGCTACGCTGCCGAAATCATGGTATTCACAAGTGTGATCCCAGTATCCACTTGCCAGACCCTTGTCAGCGCCCTAAAAGTCAAGTATAACGTGTAAGGAGGTTCCATGCGCTACGTCCGTGTCGAAAATTCCACGATTGTCAGTCCGCCAGGGCCTCTTCCCACCTCGTGGAGGAACTTCAGTGGCCTTCACCACATGTCTGCGGAAATCCTGTCTTCCCTAGGGTGGCTCCCCTACGAAATTCGGGACGAGCGCACCTCTCCTGACCAAATCGAAGACGGATTCCGGATCGACATCGGCCCCACAAAGGTAGTCAAGACGCGCCTATGGCGAGATCGCACCCCTACGGAAATGACCCAGTACCTCGATGAAGTCAATTCCGCTAGTCGCAGGGCACGTCAGGCAGCCTATACAACGGAAGCAGATCCGCTCTTCTTCAAATACCAGAGGGGCGAGATTGCCGAGAAGGAGTGGGCCGATAAAATTACCGAGATCCGAACCCGCTACCCGTACAGGTCCGCGCCATGAACGAGGAGGCCAAAACCCTGATGGACGCCGTCTCAGTAGCTACGGTCGTCGGAACTCTCGCAGGTCTTCTCCCAGCCATCGCGGCCCTCGTAACCATCGTCTGGACGGGGATCCGCATCTGGGAGAGCGAGACAGTCCAGTCCTTCTTCCGCCGTGACTAGTCCTACCCTCTTCGTATCCAATCTTAAGGCCGGAATCAACCGCGAACTCACAAGGTACGCGGGCGAAGGGGGCTGGTACGATGCCGACAAAGTCCGGTTCCGCTACGGAAAACCCGAAAAGATTGGGGGCTGGGAAAACATCCAGGGTGCCCAAGACTCCCAAGTCCTCCCAGGGGTCACACGCACCCTTCTCTCGTGGTCGGCGCTCGACGGCACAGTCTACCTCGCAGCAGGCACAAACTCCCACCTCCTCCTATGGAACGGGGGAACCTACTACGATATTACCCCGGTCCGCTCTTCAGTCTCCGCCACGAACATCATCTCCACGTCGGCAGACTCTACGCGGGTCGTCGTCTCAGTTCCCAACCACGATGCTGTGACCGGGGACTACTTCTACTTCACCTCCATTACGTCGGCAGTCGGTGGTCTCTCGACCCTGACCTCGGCCCCTTTTGGCGGCTACCCAGTCTCAGTCATTGACCAGAACTCCTTTGCAATCAACGCTCAACTTTCGGCAGTCTCCACCTCCATCTCAGGGGGCGGGGCTACGCGGGGCTACTTCCTCGTCCCTACAGGTAACACTAATCCAAGTCCTCTCTTCGGATGGGGCGCGGGCTTCTGGGGCGGATCTCAGGGTTGGGGTACCCCCGCCTCTGCCTCCAACGTCCTTCCCCTGCGCTACTGGTCTCTCGACAATTACGGAGAGGACCTCGTGGCTTCCTACAGGGACGGGCCCATCTACTACTGGGACAAGTCTTTAGGTACCGGCGTCAGGGCAGCCCTCGTCTCCACGTCCCCCTCCCAAAATACGTGGATCCTGGTCTCGCCCGAAGATCGCCACCTCATCTCTTTCGGATGCCCGGACGCCCTCACCTCGGCCTACAATCCCCTCTACATCCGCTGGTGCAACTCCGAAAATCTGACGGACTGGAACGCCTCGGCCACCAACACAGCAGGGGACAAGCTCCTCTCAGGGGCCAACAG